GGTCAGGAGTCTATCGCTCAGAAAGAAGAAGCGAAGCGGCGGTTCATTGCCGGCGAAGCGAAGGTTCTCATCATGTCCTTGCGTTCAGGGGCTGGTCTTGACGGACTTCAAGGTTCCTGCAATATGGTTGTCTTCGGAGAATTGGATTGGTCGCCAGGGGTTCACGAACAGAACATTGGTCGAGTGTGGCGAGACGGTCAGGAGAACTCAGTCAACGTGTACTACATGGTCTGTGATGATGGATCTGACCCGTTCATGGTTGAAGTGAACGGAGTCAAAGAGCAACAGATTAAAGGTATCCGAGACCCCAACATAGAGTTGGTAGAGAAACTTCAACTCGACCCAGATCGAATCAAGAACCTTGCTCGTCAGTACCTCGACAAGCATAGCGCTAAGTCAATCGAAGGAACACCGCTCTTCAGTGAGGTTACAATATGAAGCCCACACCAGCCCCATACACAGCCAGCGAACTGCGGGATATGCTCAAGGACCGTCAAGGCGGAATGACCCAGGTCCAGTTCGCGACTGAGATTGGGATTTCCATGCAGCTCTTGTCCCAAATCTTCAAGGGTGATCGCAGTGTGGGAAATGATCTGGTCCTCAAGTATCTTGCGCCGAAGGGCAAAAAGTTTGTTCACCACGACTGCTGGACGCTGGTAGAGGATTGACCTACTCTTGGTCTGATTATATCAACAAAGGCTCCGGCGATACCTGAGTTATAGAGTATCTCGGAGTCTTTTTTAGAATATGAAATCAAAGTGGATGGTGCGCCAGAGCTTCCTTTTCCTTTTGTTCCGTCTGGAAAATAAAAAGAGAGTCTCCCTGCAATGAAGAGTATCTTATCTGCGTAAGGCCACACCCACCTCTGCCACACTTCAATCTCTGTGCGTGCGAAGATTAAAGCGATGCCGCTCCCATGAAGAGCCATCTTCTCCATCCACTTCCCGATGTTCTCATCGTAGGGAGGGTTGAGCCAGACCCTGCCTTTCCATGGTAAAGAAAGACCATCTTCGGGAAGTTCAAAGTGTCGCTGTGCTGTCGGCCACGGTCTTGGGCTAGGCGCTGCGCATGGGTCGAGATCGAAAACTCCGAGCGATTGAATAATACATGGCGGGGTAAGCCAGATAACACTCTCCCCTTTGTTTGGAAGTTCATGATTTCCTATTCCCAATTCAGTACCCCCTCTGCGCCAAAAACATCTGCGCGCGCTGCAGCACACCCTGGGCGGCGAACTGGTCCACGTTAAGGCAGAGGTCTACGCTCCCGTTCCTATGGACCCGCACGACCACCACGCCGTTCAGATCATCCACGTCATCCATCGCCTTCATCAGCACATCGCTCGCCGACGGCCGCTCGCCGTTCCCACTCGACAGGTCGTTCAGCGTCGGCCGGATCTCGCCAGCCGCTACGCCGTCCATCGCGTCGACGCGATCCTTCTTCCAGAACTCCTCGCCCCGCGCCGCGAGCTGCTGCCGCGCGTCCTGGGCAGCCTGTTCCAAGCCGGCAGGTGGTCCCATCGACGTTGGAACTGCTGGCGCCGCTGGCTGGCCCATCTGAGCTCGGTCCACGCTCTGCAGGAACAAGCCCCCATCTGGCAGGTAGTCGGCCCGGCCCACAGGGATGCCGTGCAGGGACTCCAGTTGAGGCACAGCCTTCCCGCGCTGGATTCGCAGCCACAGCCGCCGGAAGGTGGACAAGCGCTCCCTGTAGGCGGCGGCCAGCGTCTCGGCGAGCGCCTGGGAGGTTGCGCGGTTCATAAAGAACATGACGGGAACCTGTCCGCGGGCGATCACCTGGTCGACCATCACGCGGCTTGCGGCTAGAAGCTCGAGGTTTGCTGGCATTGAAGTTTCCTTTCGTAACCGTTGTAAATCATTCAAATTCGATGTTTTGCCCACAAAAGTACAGAGAGATAAATACACTACATAGAAAAACCTATGCTTTTAAGAAGTGCATCTGCATCTGCATCTGACTGTGTGATGTTACGTTACTGTAACGACTCATAGCGGCGTGACATTATGTACGTTACGCCGTGACAATCTCCTCTTCCAAAGCTTTTCTTCGGGCGCGGAGCCGCCTTTGTCGCTCAGCTGCAGTGTGGTCTTTGTCTCTATATTTCATATAGTTAAGGATTAAATATCCGCCGTCAATGCGGATCATTCGGCGGCCTTCAAAGTCTTTTGATCGGCTCTCAATCTCCGGCTCTCCCATACGGCGGAGGGCTTCGATACCAGCCTCTCTTCCAACTCCAGCTCGGTTGATAATGCCAAAACTGGCAGCAGGGACAAACCCATACCAGCCAGGTGGCGCTACAAAGCCAGTGAACTCTAGGCGGCTGACTTCGATCTGCCGGCTTGGTTCATCAAACTCTTTTGGCTCTGCCATAAGCAGGGCTGTGATGAAGACTTCCCGCAGATCACGTTCGATCCAAAGGGTTGAATCAAGGATTCCAGTGTCGAGTTTTACGAAGGCCATGAGAAAAAATATATCACAACGTAACGCCGTGTCAATGTGACAAAACAGTATATTTGAAATTTATTTTGCAAACGGGAATATGTTGGAGTAAACTGCCAACCATGAGCATTGTCGGAATCGTGTCCCTCTCCATCTTCGCCGCCCTATTCCTGTTCCTGCTGCTAGGCGGGGTTGCCGTGCTGATCTGGCTGGCCTTCAACCTGAAGCGCCAACTGGCCGGAGCAAAAGCGGAATCAGCGGCAGTCTACGCAGAGACTGGCCGGCTACTGGCCGCACACCAGGCGGAGAGCAAGGCTACCATCGAGTCAGCCAAGTCAAGTTTCGTCGCAATTCGCACCGAGGTCCGCGGGCTGCTCGAAGATCACCGCCGGGAGCTGGCCGCCATCCTGGAGGCGCACCGCGCCGCCATGCAGGCCGGGATCGACAAGATCAACGCTGAGGCTCTACAGGGTGCCGCCGCGCGCAGTATCCAAGCGTGCCTCCGGCTGGAAAAGGCGATTGGAGTCCTCCAGCAACTTTTTCTCGAAACCGAGTCGCGGTCCACGCACGAGTACGGCGCCGAAGAATTTGCGCCCGAGGAGTCCACTTTTGGAGCGCCGCCGTCCGGGTTTGGCTTGAGCCCCACCGCGGCCCTCGATCAGCAAGCCCAAGCCGAAGAGCAGGCGCTCCTCACAGAATCCCCAGCCGAGGTCTAGTCCATGCCCGCAGCGGCAAAAATAAAGCAAGACAGGCCGCCCAAAGCTCCTGTGCCGCCGCCAGGTTCGGCGCTGGCCGTGCGCAGCAAGAGCCGCGTGAACCGCTATCGGAATCTGGCGAGTCCTACCGAGGCGGATCTCCGGCGCTGGTTCCAGATCGAAGGCCTTCAAAAAACCGAAATGCAGTTGGCGGCCGAGGAGGGCGTCAATCCGCTTACCGTCAAGGCGTCGATCGACCGCATCAAGGAATGGACCTTCCGCAACCAACTCTCCGTGCTCAACGTCAAAGCTGTCCAGGTGCTGATGGATCAACTTGAAGGCGTAAGCACTGTTTTCAAAGACGGCATGAAAGCGGAGAAGGTCATCTTTGTGGACAAGGAAACCGGGAAAGTGAAAACTCATCCCGACACCGCGATGCGCCTGAAAACTGTTGAGCAAGTCCGCGGCATGATGGAGACGGTCCAACCGAAAACTCCTCTCGTGCAAAACAACACACAGTTCAATGCTGGAGGTATTGCCGGCGGCGGCTTCGGTCCCGGCATGAGCTTCGAGCAGATTCTTCGCAAGAAGCGTGAACAGATCGGCCTGGCGAACGAACAGGAAATCGAAGAGGCCGAGGTAGTCAGCGCCGAAGATGAGATCGCCGACGAGTTCAAGGATTTTGGCGGAGACGAAGGCGAAGACGACAGCGAAGAAGACGAGGAGGAAAACAATGGATGAGTCTCGGAGAAAATTCTTTAACATAGGAGCTGTTGCTATAGCGGCAGCGGCGATTCCATTTGGAGCAATTGAGATCAATAAAACCGACGACGAGGCGATTGGTCCGATTATGTATGAGCATGTTTGCGATCACGGAAAGTCGGGTTGGAATCCAAAAGATCTTACTGAATACGAGAAAGAGCATCCTGGCCGCGCGTGGGGATGTGGAACTCGCTTTCGTTGGTACTTCGGAGTTCCTCCATTTTGTCCAAAATGCGGATGGGCATACGAAATGACAATTAAAGCGATTAGTGAAGGTCGCTACAAACTAGTATCTGGGTGACGAATAGATGAGAGTACCACGTAAAGACTCCTCACTCAACGACGCTATCGATGTTTTGCAGGACCACTATATCCGCTGCGATCAGGATATTACTCGCGCATGGGCGGAACTTCCCAAAGACGGTCTTGTATTCATAGAGAACGAAGTCCAAAAAGCTCTTGACCTCCGCTACTATCTTGAGAACTACCACTTCATCACAACCGAGCAAGGTGTCCCAAAATCTCTCTATCCATTCTGGGACCATCAAGAGATTGTCTATCAGGCGATGTGTGAGGAGTGGGCGGCGAACGGTTATTGCAAGATCATCGTTCTCAAGCCGCGACAGACAGGTATCTCGGTCTGGACGGCGGCGGCCATGTTCCATCGGACTATCTTTACTCCGCACTGCTTCACAATGATTATCGCGCAGAATGAAGTAACATCGGAACATATCTACAAACTCAGCTTGAATGCTTATGCTAATCTTCCGTGGTGGCTCAGGCCGGAGTATATGTATAAGACGAAGAAGGGAGCTATTGAGTTTCAGCGCGCCGATGAAAAAGAGCGCATGGTAGACCCTGGACTCGGTTCTGCCTTGCAAGTTTCCCCGGCGACACAAACTTCAGGAGTGGCCATCGGCCGCACTATCAGATGTCTCCATGGCTCTGAAGTTTCAAGATGGCCTAACGATGAGATTTACGAGGGTGATGTGAAGCCGTCAATGAACGCGCTTGACACCTTCCAAGTATTCGAGTCAACCGGCTATGGCCGTCAAGGATTGTTTTATGACCAATGGAGTTCGGCGGTTGATGGAGACGGCGATATGCGCCCAGTCTGGATTCCAGTTTACAAGGTAAAGAAATACTATCTACCGATCAAAGGAGCGTTTGATTTATCCGAAGAAGAGACGACGTTCAACGAGCGCATCAAAAAAGAAGAACACTTCGAGATTCCAGATACCTTCTGGAACTTCCGGCGTGTTCGTCTGCGCGCGGCGAAGCGCTCGGGGACCAAGGCTGGATTCCTTGAGTCGTATCCCCTCACACCCAATGAAGCGTTTCAATCATCAGGCCTATGCGCCTTTGATCGCGACTCTCTTGAATGGCAGGAGATCAACAAGGTTTGCAAGCCGCTCTATGCCGGAGAGATTAGTCTGGTTTCGATGGAGCCGCCGCGATTCAACACAGACGACATCATGCCGGTGGCCGACGATGAGATTCTCCCTCGACGTAAGTCGGGACGTGGCGGAAAGAGAATGCACATTTGGGAGATGCCGGAGCAGGGGGCAACTTACTACGTGTCCGATGACGTTGCGCTAGGAAACGGAGGAGACTTCTCGGTTGCGAATGTCTTTCGTGCCGGGCAAGGCATAGAGCCAGATACACAAGTTGCGACATGGTGGGGCTGGATACCTCCAAAGAAATTCGCGCACGTCGTTGCGGCAATCGGCCTTTTCTACAACGGCGCCGAAGTATCCAACGAGTACATGAAGGACGGCATCACAACCGGCAACGAACTGCGCGATATGGATTACCCGAACCTGTATCGTCCGCAGTTCAAAGACCGGCTGACGCATCAAGCGAGCAATTACCTGCATTGGCTGACCACATCAAAGACTCGCGACGAGATTATCGGAACCATGAACGAAGCACTGCTCGACCGCACAGTTGTTATCCGAGATGCCGACCTGCTCGACGAGATGGTGGACTTTGCGGCGCTAGAGACTGGCGGGAAATCTCAAGGGCAGGGAAATGAAGATGATGGCGTACTCACGGCAATGATTGGCCTCTATTGCCTGCGCGAGACGACGAAGCACCTGAAGACCAGCGCGGCGACCGAGCACGTCCGGCAGAGCGGCGAGCTTCACATCTACGGCGTCTACGACAACATCATGCGCCAGCGCGGGCAGTACAACACCCAGGCGGAAGCGGACACGATGATCAAAGGCAAGGCGGGTTGGCAGGTAAAGCCGATTCTGGTCTGTAACGCGAACACGCTCTACTCGCCAATCTTCGACACCATGGGCGCTGAATTTGATTTACACTCAAAGCACGGCCTCGCCACGACGGACATCACTCCGGATTTGGTGTGGGCTTACAAGAGCTCTATGGCCAATGCCGGGCCAGGGCGGGGATTGGAAGACTTCGGCGATGAATGGTAGGAGGCGAGAATGCTGACAGGCGACAATGTGACCGGGGCGTACTGCCCGATGTGCCGCAACAATGGAAGCCCTGCAGTCCAGGCGATGCGGGATAACAGGGATTGCTTTTGCTTGATGGGCCACCGGCTCAGCCACGCGCAGTTTTGGGCGATGAAGCCGGACATGATGAAGACCGAGGTCCGGTTTGCGGCGGGGGCCGGCGACGTGAAAGCCGAGGTCTGGGTGAACCAGGAAGTGTTGATGAGAGCGAAAGAGGCGCTGGGCGAGCGCTTCCATCCGACAATAGCCTCGCTCATCCGGTGCTGCATGGCTGGCGAGCCGGTTCTGATCGACGGCGCGCAGGCGGCCGAACTGCGAAAGTTGGGCGTGAAGAACGGCGCCGAGATGGTGGCTGCGGCCAAATTGAACGTCGAACTCTCTGGCCAGGTGGAAAATCTGACCGCTGAGGTCGTCAAGTGGGAGACGCGCATCGCCGGGGCTCTGGCTCATACTGAATAACTGGCCCAGGAAAATATCCCCGCAAGTTCTCACCGAAACCCTTGGCATCAGGTAAACTTTCCGCGATGGCTGACTTCAAAGAGAGACCGGAAAAGGCGCTGGAGCGGGATGTTCTCGCTTGGGCAGATGCCGTTTACGAAGAAGGAGAGCGCGAACTTGCGGACTCCCGCGAGATCCGTCTGACCTCCCGGCTCATCGATTACATCTCCGGCCAGCAGTGGAACGCAAAGTCCCGGTTTGGCCGCTCCCGCCCCACAGTCAACCGCCTCTTTCGGCAGTTTGTCGAGATGGCCGGCTTGCTCACCGACATCGAACCCGACTTCCAGGTCAAGTTCGCTAACGAGGATGAGGAGTTTGCTAAACTTCAAGACCTGCTCAACGAGATGATCGGGATGTGGGCGCGATTCACCGACTTCGAGGCGGAGCTGACCCAGGCTGTGATGTGGGCGCTGCTCCACACAGGCTACGCCAAAATCCAATGGAACTCCGCGCTCAACAACGGAATGGGCGATTGCGAGTTCATGCCGCTTGGGCCGCTCAACGTGATGACGATTGGCGCGGGCAGCCGGATTCAGGACGACGAATGCGTTATCGCGCGCTGGCCTGTGACCATCGAAACCTTGAAGCGCGCCTACGGAGACCTGGCCAACGATGTACACCCGGATCTCGAAGGCAATGAGCCAACCGGGGATATGTCCAGGCCTGGCAAGATGTCCGAAGCCTCGTGGGTCCGGCTGAACCCGGCGCTCAAAAAGTTGCTCGGCAAGAAACAGGCTGACGGAAAGCGTTCGCGCTATCCCAAAGCCATGCTCAAGCAGTTTTGGTTCAAGGATGGGGCAAAAAACGAAGGCAGTGAGACAAAACGGGTCGGCGACGCCAATTACAACTGGTCGTACATGGTCGAACCTGGTTGCCTCTGGTATCCCCGCGGAAGGTTCGTTATCGCGGCCGGCGGCAAGCTCCTGCAGGATGGTCCGAATCCCTACTGGCACGCGATGTATCCCTTCGCCAAGCTCCGGCTGATTCGGGTTCCCTGGTCTCCGAATGGCTGCTCTCCGCTTGAGCCCATTGCCATGATGAGCGACATCGTGAACCGGATCAACGGCGGAATCATGGATATGATCCGGGCGGCGATCGAGCCGCGCATGGTGGCGCCGAAGGCGGCGTTTGCGCAGTCAGTCTGGGATTCGATGGATCCCGGCGCGCCCGGCGGCAAGATCATGTACAACAACAATGCGCCGAAGTCCCCTGAATTTCCGAAGCCGCCCGAGTTGCCGGCCTACGTCCTCCAAATGAAGCAGGATGTAGAAAAAGAGCAGGACATGACTTCGGGCGCGGCGGCCATCAACCAGGCGGCGCAGAAGAAGCAGGTGCCCGGCGGCGACTCGCTGGAGATGATTATGAACTCCCGGTCCATCCCGATTCGCTTCATGGGTCGCGGCCTGCACAGTTTTCTCACCGATGTCGGCACGATGGTCACAGCCAACAAAATGCAGTTCGAGACTTCCAAGAGCCGCATCAAGAAATTCGGCGTCAAGGGCTTGACGGATGCGGACTTTGAGCCGCTCTATGGGCAGTGGCTGGAAAAGGGAATGGAGCCGGAAGAGTTTGTGCGCCAGGCGATCTTCTCAATCCGCAAAGGAAGTCTGCTGGCCATCGAAAAACAGGACGAGGTGCAGGTGGCGTTCGTCATGCGTAAGCTCGGCGATCTATCGCGCAAAGGCCTTTATCGCAAGCTCGGCGTGCCAAAAGCTGACGCGGAGAAGATCGAAGCCGAGCTCAAAGAAGAGGCCGCGGAGAAGATTGCGATGGCGGGCGCGGCGGGCGCGATGCAGCATCCACACGGGAAGAAGTAAGCCTATCTCTTCCGTTTCTTCAAAAAGTCATTCAGGTCGTCATCAGAGATGCGCCAGCATTTCCGGCTGACATGAACCCCAATCAATTCACCTGATCTCAAATAGCGGCGAATCGATTCGACCCCAACGTGGAGTTTGGATGCAACCTGCGTGGGTGAGAGGTAAAAGTTTCCCATGCACGAATAGTAGCGCATTGTAGTGCTTTGTTGCAAATCTGTAATTTTCCCTCAAATTTCGCGACGCAAGGCGGGACTGAAACCTCCTCGGTGGTGCGATATTGGCATCGAAGGCTTGATGGCAACATCTTGCTTGACCGTGGTGAAGGCCACGTAAAAAAACCGCTCCAGAAAAGGAGGACGCCTATGGCTCGCAAAGGTCACAAGCGCGGACACAAGTCGCGGAAGGCTCATCGCGGCTCCAAGCGCGAGAAGTAGTTCTCGCGTAGTCAAGCACCAACCACAACCGTGAAACTGGGGCCGGTGCGCCGGCCCCCACCACCCAGGAGTAATTCCCATGGCAAAGAATGATCGCGTCAGCGAAGAGACCTTTGGCCCGACCGTGACGGCCCCCAAGATGACCGGCGGCAAGATCGCGCTCTTCGGCCACATGATCAACAGCGGCCAGCCGATTCCCGATCGCGGGACCAGTGTCAACGTGAAGACCGGCTTCCCGGTGAAAGGTAACTAACCATGCCAATGCCAGCCCCCACAGCCGCCCCTCCGAATTTCTACGACAACCTGCCTGCGGGCGGGGATGCCGCGGCGGGTGGACCTCCCCAAAAGAAGCCCGGCGGCGAACCGGATGCGGACGAGGAGTTGATGAAGGGGTTGACGGGCGTGTACCGTGTCCTGAGCAAGATGTCGAAGCTCAAAAAGGAACTGAAGCCTGGCATCGACAAGATCAAGGAAGACATCAAAGTTCTGGTTGTCCAGGGTTTGAAGAAAGATCCGAAAGACTTGGATTCCGGCGACGATAAGCCGGCGGAATCAGCACCACCGGAGCCGCCGGCTGGCGGGCCTCCATCACCTCCACCATCCCAAACAGACGAGTCGCACGCAGCTTAGTGCGAAGGGAGTAGTGTATGGCATTGCTCGACGATTTGAAAGGGCTTTTGAGCCCGGCAGAATTCGCGAAGATTCAAGGCAACAGCGCGGTGGCGACCCGCCTTGCCCGTGGAGAAGAGTTGGTCAGCTACTATGACGGCGATGAGCCGCCAGTGGCTGCAGTGGTCGATCCGCCTCCGGCGCGCAGCACACCGCCGCCCGCCGCTGGGCAGTTCGATTTGAGTGCGATCGATCGGATGCTCGACGCAAAACTCGGCAAGATCAACGAGACCGTTGATGCTCGGATTGCCGATGTGGTGAAGACGCGCGGCGACGAGCTAGTCAACAACGCTGTGAAGATTTCGATTCAGCGGGCCGATGAGTTGAACCGTATTTACGGCCGCCATGAGCGCGAGACTGGCAAGCCGTTCGACTCCGCCGAGTTCAATACGTTCTTGGAGAAGCCGGAAAGCAAAGCGCGCGGGTATCGTTCGATTACCGATGCGTACAACGACTATGTGGCGCCGGTTGTGACAGAGCGCACCATCGAAACAGAAGTCGAGAAGCGCGTGAAGGCAAGGTCTGGATCCGCAGGCGTACCGGGAACCACTCCGCCGCCGGCGACCAACAGCAACATTCGAATGTTCATCAACCGCGGCAAGACCGGCGCGGATGGTGCTCCAGCGACCGGCGCGGGGCGCGCGGCCGCAACGCTCGACAGGATTCAAGCCCGCCAAGTTGAAATGGCGAGCTAGGACTCAACAAACTTTAACCACGGAGGCCAGTGATGGCGCTTAACATCAATGACATCAGCGCAGTAACGAAGCAGGAGATTGTCCCCGAGATCGTGGACGAGTATTACAAGGTATCTCCAGTTTTCGTTCAAATCTTCAAGGGCGATACAGTCAAGCCCTTTCCGGGTGGCCTCTACATTCAGCAGCCCATCCAGTATGCGCCGCTGAAGGCTGGTCCGTTCGCCCCAGGCTCCACCTTCGACATCTCCTATGTCCAAACGGACACGGCGATGACCTTCGCGGTGAAGTTCTACTACGCAAACGTGACCATTCAAGGCACGCAGTTGCCGATCAACATGGGCAACAATGCGGTGATGAGCTTCGTCGAAGAGAAGATGATCAACGGCTCGCAGGCGCTGGCTCAAGCGTTGGCGATCGACATCTACAACGACGGCCAGGGAACCGTGTCCTCGCAGATCGCGCTGGACGGCCTGCTCGCCGGGTACGATGACGGCACCAACTATCCGACCTACGGCGGCTTGCCGCGCGCGGCTATCGGCTCGGGCGCCTCGACCGGCATCAACGGCTACTACCAGAATGTCGGTGGGCCGCTGTCGATCACCGCACTGCAGAAGGCCTACGGCCAGGGCACCTCTGGCAATCGCCAACCGAACCTGATCGCGACCACGCAGTCGATCTACAACCAGCTCTACAACAAGCTGGTCCCGGCGCAGCGCGTCAACGACAACATCATGGTCGACCAGGCGCAAAACATCGGCTTCACGGCCATCCGGTTCAACAACCAGCGGCTCGTGGTCGACCAGTACGTGCCCAGCGGCTACGTTTTCGGCATGAACACCGACTTCGTGAACGTCCACATCTCGGACCACGAGTTGTTCGGCTTCGGGTTCACCGGGTTCAAGGAACTGCCGAACTCGGTTGACTCCGCCGGCCAGATCTGCTTCGGCGGCAACATCGTGGTTAGCGCTCCGCGGCTGGGCTTCATTTTGTCCGGGGTGACGGGCTAGTAGTGGTTTGAACGGGGCGGGGTGATTCCCGCCCACAAGAATTTTGCAATGGCGCAACGGCGCTGGAGGCTTCACATGGCTCTCGGAACAGAATTTCCGATCATCACAACTGGCAACCTGTACACCGCGATCGACACATATGCGTCGACGATCACGACTCAGCCTCCGGTCAACTCGCCAAGCTGGCCGAATGGTGCGCAGAATCCCATCGGCGCGGCGTATCTGCTTTCGCCGGGCGCATCCGAGGGTCCGACCATGCTGTACGGCGGCAACGGGTACGGCGCTCCGTTGATCGTGCGCTACGTGCGCTACAACTCGACGACCGCCGCGGCCATGCTCGCGTATCCCGCCCCTGTCTACTGGACGGACGAGACGTACACGACCGTCACCGGCACCTTCTCCGAAGGCAACCCGGCAGCCACCGGCAACCTGAACTCCCTGGCCGGCTGGCTGCTGCCGAACTTCACGTCGCTGAATTTGACCGGAGCGAATGCCACCAAGGCGCTGAACGGCAACTTCTGCTTCATCGCCACCAAGGGGTTCTTGCCGGCAGCGGCAGTGTGTGCGTCGACAGCAGTTGGCGACGCGCTGATTGGCGCTTCGGGCAACTTCATCGTGACGCGCACGGCGTCCGGCTCGGCTCCGCTCTGCTCGCGCAACGCGCTGGCTCTGTCGGCTGTCACCGCCAACGTCACCGCCGACATCTGGATCAATTGCGATCCCACGTTCTAAATGAAGGCCCGCGCGTCGGAGTGATGCGCGGGCGTAGTTTCAAGGAGCAGCCATGTCTTTGACGATTACCCCGATTCCCGATTGCACCCAGGCATCTGGACCCTCGCAAGTTGAAAAAGGGTTTCAGCTTCAGCCGGGCACGGCCGATTATCCGTCCGGCGGCTATGTGATCCCTGGCGCTCTGGCGACGGGCTCCAATGTCATCGGAAACTTCGGATCGCAGTTCGCCTACGGAGTAGACCAGATAGGGGAGAACGCTGCCGCGTCCGCTTACATGGCCGACTTCATCCTCCCGGCT